AGCTAATTGTTGGATTGCGTTGATGCAATTCAATAATACTGTACCGTCTGTAGCCAAATCAGCTAAAGCGATTGTGAAGAAGTCTAACTTTGGACCTTGTGGTTGAACTGGAGCCGCTGATGTAACTGCGTTAACTGCACCAACTGTATAGCTGGCTGCGTCATAGTTCATTACTGGTTGAAAGTCACCGTGAGTACGTGTTGTAAATGCCATGATATTATTCCTTTAAATGTTTTGAATCATATAGATTCATACATTTATTTATGCCTGGAACAAAAAAATGTTGGTTTTGGTTAGCCTCTAGAGGCTAAATTTTGACGGCTAAAGCCCATTCTGTTGATAAGTTTGATTCCGTGACTGACAAAACCCTCTTGAGTTTGTGTTCCGTCTGCTAGATAACCCTTGACTGGGCTAGCTTCTGCGGCAGCGTCCAATTGCGGAACAACTTGCATTTTAAGATTATACAATGCAATCCATATAGCAAAAGCCGCGGTAATACCAGCAGAGTTAGTATCAAAGTGACCCGGTACATGCTCTATGTTTCCTTCTGGATCTTGAATATCATACCCAAATAATTTCTTATAGACTGGTTCTGTCATTTTTCTAGCTTTAGCAAATTCAACAAATTCTTCTACTAGATTGTCTAGATTACCGGCTACGATTTTCTTGTTGATGAATACTGTACACATTAACGGAAATACAGTTTTAACCCCAGGTGGCACACGCAAAATGAATGCGTCTGCGGCAGCTTTATTCTTGTCTATTTCTCGTTGAGTTTTAGCAATCATAGTTTTGTTTATTTTTAGTTTAGGAACCATTGGCATCTTAGCAGGAATGATAGCAACATTGCTATTGTTCTTCAATTGCCCTATACTTCCATTTAACAACTGTGCATACTGCACATTGTCTGCCTCAGGTGGAATATATTGATGTACTGCTATTCCGCCTACTTTGCCCCCTATCAACTGTCCTATTTCATTGCCTTCGGCTTCTACTGTATATTTTATACCATTTGGATTTGCTTTAAAAGTATATAATCCATTTTCTTCTTGCAATGGTTGACTAAACAATAAGTCGCCCCAATAGAATCCTTTACCTGAATAAGATTTTTTTAATCCGGGCCATATTCTAGCAATGATGTTAACTAAATCACCACGTTCAATACCCCTGGCTCTGTCGTATGCGGCAAATGCTTCTGGACTAGTTACATGACCTGAACCATCTTTTTTATTAAACATGTGTTTGTCACATACAATGAATCTGCCGTCTATACCAGTACCAAATATCAATGCAGGATATCCGTCCCATTTGATAGTGATTGCACCCGGGTTCTTTACAGTGTCAACTATTGCTTGTAAACCTTGTTGTGCTCCTTGTCCGCCTGACTGAAATACTAAATCCTCAGGATGTTCAACGTGAGCCTTTGTTAATTCTTGCTCCTCGTTTAATGATTCAAGTCTAGTTACTAGACCTCTAATAGATTCGGTACTCATTATCTTCTATAAAATCTACGTGATTCGTTTGCTCCGCGAACTATGTTTGGATTGTCATCAGGATCAAATTTTGGCTTCATACTTGCTTGTGCATTTTTAGCTGCCAAAGCACGTTTAGCATCATAATCAGTTGGTGCGGGAACATCTGTCATTCCAGCACGTGCATTCATCGCAGCCTTGTCAAATTTTTGCGAACGTGTATCTCCCGGTGTTACTTCTGGTGGTATAGTTTCTGGACCACCTAATGATTTGTTCATTGAAGAAAATGCTCCTGCGCCTGGACTAGTATCAGCTGGTGCACCTAATTTACCTGCCATATTAGTCATAGCACCTGAATCAGTAGGCGTAGTCATTTCTTTACCGCGCTCATTTTGTTCCCAGTCTTGCTGTGACAAGTTCTTTAATTTTTCTTGTCTTATTTGGTCTGGGGTTTTTTGCGTCTTGCCTGTCAACACTTCTTGGTATAACTCTTTGTACTTCTGTGGATTTAATTTATACAATTTACCCATTGCAGTTTTAGTAACTTGTGCTAAATCATCAACATAATCAGCCGATGACATTTTGTTAATTAAGTTTATTGCTTGAACTGAGTTAGGTTCTAATCTTACATCAGGTGTAGTTTGACCACCAGCACCACCAGCACCACCGGCGCCACCTCTTCCTCCGCTACCACCGGCGCCACCTCTTCCTCCAGCAGACGGATCGCCCATGGCTACTCCGGTACGTGGATTGATAAATTGCTGGCTCCCCACACTATACATATAGTTGGCTAATTTTACAGCACCTGAATTACTTTTTAGTGCTTCGTCACTAAGTTTTTTGATTATAGCTTGTTGTTCTGGATCTGCATGCCAGTTATATTTTGTCAAATATGTTTGAGCCATTCTTTCAATGTCTGGTGCGCCCATACCAGCCGCTTTAATTGAAGCCTTATTTTGCTTGATATATTCTAAAAATCTGTTGATGAATGTTTTTTTAGCCTCTGCGGCATTACGTGCCGGAGTATCAATTCCTATTCTTCTATATAAGGGAATGTTTGACTCATCATATTCTACTATAACTTCTTTAAGTTTCATTATTTTTCCTCAGACTTTTACTAAATCTACCTTGGTCTCTGGATTTTATAGCACTTAACAGTTTTCTCTCTAGGATTTGAGCCTTTTCGCTATCATAGTGTTTATTAATCATTTCTAATAGATTAATAGCACTTGTGATAATGTTGTGGGCACGGCTTTCAATGATATGTTTTGTATCACGGTTTTGACCGACTGCTTCCAATTCTTCCAATAGGCTACGTGTTTTTCTTTGCATGATATAATTATCCTACTAGTATTTATCTGATTTTAGTTTTGTTTAGTCAAAGTGTTTAATAGCTTTTTAAGTGCTGTTCCCTGAGGATTAGCTGAAATTAGCTTATTTTCCGGTTCCACTTCTTTATTAATAGCGTCCATCGTAGAACTTACAGATGACTGAGGTTTTAGTCTATTCATTATATCGTTGGGACTTGGGGCTGGCCTGTATTTAGCTTGCTGATCCGCATATCCATCCGGATCTTCATCTGTGATACGCATAGTCTCAATATTGTATTCCAAGTCAATCTTTTGTCCTACCCCAGTAGAACTACGACTTTTCATACATTGAATCTGATACTTACCACGTTCACGCATACTACGACTTGTAAAGATACCAAACACGTTATCTGCTGTGTTAATCTTACTAATACCACCTGCAATATGACTATGGTCAAACTCAATTTCTTCCACTGCACTACGATTCAACTGACTTGCAGTTACCATGAGAATTCCTAGTTCTTTTGACAGATTACGCAATTCTTCACTTACATACTTGTCTTTGATAAACTGGTCGTTTGGATTGACTTTAACACTCACTGGCATAACCAAGTCTAAGTAATCAATCATAACAAAGTCAACTTTAATACCGGTCTGAATTTGCACTTCTTTTAAGTATGAACGAATATCGTTTACGTTGCTTTGTGCGGGTAAGCCCTTAACACGATATTTGCCTGCTTTCTTACTCGCCATTTTTACTTTTAATTCAGTGCCGTCAATATCTTTACGAATATCTCTAGTACTCATCATAGTCAACATTGCATCTGTTCTCAATGAAGTTAATTCTTCTGAAAGTTCCAATGAGATATAAACGCCGCTTAGTCCCATGTTCAACCAGTTCAATGCAATATTCATCATTACTAAACTCTTACCTGAGCCTGAGCCACCTGCAAAGATGTTCAATTCACCGCGACTGAAACCACCATATAATAGTTTGTCCATCTGTGGCCAGCCTGTGCTTTGTTGTCCACCTGCATTAAAGTATTTGTTAATACGTGCTTTAGGGTCAGCAAAGTAATCTGTACCCATGTCTCGTTGCAAACTAATCTGTACCGCTTCTTTGATTAATTTTTCTACAGGGCCAAAGTCACCTTTCTCAAGTAAGTCGGCTGACTTTAATATCGCACGTTCTAATTCTTGTCGCTTAGTGAATGATTCAAATTCTTCTAAGAACCACTCAGTATGTTTGTCTCCGAATTCATCAATTGTATCTAATTGAATTCCTGTTGTTGCTTTGATTTGTTTACTGTCCGGCAATAAACTATACTTCTCACTATACTCCACCATAAACTCAGCAACCGGTCTGATTGACTTATCAAAGTTTTGTGGATTCATAATGTTCATAACTCTAGTATACAATTCTGCATTTGTTAGCATCATCTGTAAAAAGAGTTTTTGAACATCTATATTATAATCCTTTTGCAATTTGTTTCTTCCTTAATTCTATTTTTATTTTACTCATTGTAGCATTTTCTAATATACTTAACAACGTCGGTAGTTTACCATATTTTACTACCGCATCATTCACATCCTTTACGTCAGCTTCCCAATTAGGCAAGCTAACATGATATCCTAATTCTAACGCTCTATCTGTTATTTTTAATCCGGGCAAATCTCTATCCGGAACCATAATTATTTTTTTATTCAATTGTGATAAGACCATAGCCTGTTCACTGCTTATGTCATTATGTGTTAGTGCAACACCATCAATGCTTAATGCATCAAATATACCTTCGGTTACAATACAAACTTGCCAATCTGATTTTTGCATATCAATATTGAATACAAATCCTGGCTGCTGGTCATTTATAAATTTAGGAATTTTGTTATCTATGAAACGTGTTGTATGTCCTACAATCTTGTTTTTATATGTGTAAGGGATTAGTAGCCCAAATTGATTTCTACTCTTTGCGTTAGGGTTAACTAAGAATGGATAGATACTATAATTTATCTTGCGCTTGGTTAGATAATCTACGTAGAATTTGTGTCTAGGGTCTGATGAGTCTAGTTCTTCGCCTTCAGGCAATTTCTTGCTTTTAAATTTTATTATCTCTAACTTTTTTCTTTGTAAAAGTGTATCTAATAAATCTCTGTGCTGTAAACTTTCTAAGCTCCAGCGTTGCACTTGTTCACTATCTACTCCGCACCATATTAAGAATTGTCGTGTTTTAGGGAATATAGATTTGCCTAGTGTGAAACTGCACTTATACCCGCAGTTAAAACAATGCATTACCCAATTAGTTTGCCCGTCAAATTTAATTCCACCTCTATATCTAGTGTCAGACCTATGTCCAGAATGGACGCAACAAATAGCGTTGAAACTTGTCCAACCACTACTTGTTTGTCTTTTTTTACCTGGAATTAAACTTAGGATATCAAACATACTAATAGTTTAACATAGTATGTGTCAAAAAGCAATCTTATCTGGCTAAAATAGAGGTAACATCACCCTGTGTGCTTACAAATTTAACTCTAACATAGGGATGATAACCTTCTATGATATATCCGTCAGAGGCAGTTTCATCCAAATATGTATATAAATTTCCTATGTTATACCAATCAGCGTCAGGTTCGGTCGAACCCTGCACTTGAACAGTACCACTGAAACCATCCATATATGGTTGAATAGTTAATATAGCATTATCGCTAGTATTAATTACACTGGTGTAATATGTCTCTGTGCTACTGTTAGGTATAGAATGTGAGGGTATTGTAACATTAGTAGACGGTACGAATCCAGGTAACACGCTGTTTACAACTTGTATTGCTCCCCTAGCCCCTGCCTCGCTGTTTACAAAGACCGGAAGATTATAGTTACCTGAATCTATTTCTAGACTGTAACTACAAAATTGCGGGTCAATATCTTCTAATTCCGAAGATGTGGTGATTAGTTCTGTTAGACCGTTAACAGGTAATGTGGGTGACAACGCCTTTTGCAGTAGAACCTCAGAACCATCGTAGCTTATTAGTCTAAACGTAATCTCATTATTGGATATGTTTACCTTTTTCTGTTCTTGATCCAAGAACTGGAATTGAATTCTATTATCAACTCCCTTGTTTAATTTTAGGGTTTTTGCATACACTATTTGATACCTCCTGGCTGAGTTCCCACTGTAAGTTACAACGATTTGTCTTTGAGTAAATAGATAAACACTAGTTGAGTACACAGTAAGCTCCTTTACTATATTTATAAAAATATATTGGGTACATACTTTTGATAAATATTCCGTAACGATAATAATGATACAAAACGACTTCTTCAAAAAACTAACTGAAAATCACCCTTTCATTACTGTTTGCTCATATGCTGGCCAAGATTATGTAGGAATAGTACAAAATCGTGATGATATTGTCACCACTATATATGACTATGGATCCATAATTCACCAAGAACTTAGGGAGAGATTCTTAGAACTAGGGGATACTTGGTGGTGGGAATCTAATAGACTAGTACCCATCAATATGTTCTTAAAAGACGATTGGGATATGTTCAGACCCTATATAAGAACGTTCAACAATAAGAGTCTAACAATACTTCACGGTCCAATATGTAGCATGTTAGAACTCAGCAAACGCAAAAGCAAACGTAAATCAATTACTCTCGTAAAACGGATGTCCTAACGTACTGTCTAACAAATTCATATGCACAACAACTAAATGAGCATATGCAATTGCGTGACTTTTCTTAAAACTATACCCATCATCATTTTTATCCCATACAGTCTTATTCACTTCTACCCAAGGTAGACCAATCAAATGTTTCTTTGCAGGGCGAATGATAGCGAGAAACATAGCAAGTCTAGTAATACTATCAATAGATTCAGGCATGCGTTGCATACTATTATAATGATTACTCAAGTGAATTAATTTTTCCACAAACTCTTTGTCTCTCAGTTTATCCCAATTTGGATTACTCATTAACTCAATCAAATGATTTTCATCAGCAACCTTATCATATACATGAACATTTAAGAAATCTAGTTTTATGTATCCTCGTGTTTCAGCCTCATTATAGTCTAAGTTAGCAAAATCGTTAATAGCATCGTATGGTATATCAGTAACATATATTCCAGTAGCATGTTTACGAATAGGATTAACCTTACGCATTGCCGCAGGGATATGTTTGATATGTTCTAATATCTTATCTCTGTTACCAAAGTCAATATCAATGTCTGAATTAAATTTCATTTTCTAGGTTCTACCAATCCTGCTTTCATTAATTTCATATATGCTTGTTGTACAACAATAGCCTGACGTTCAGCATCTTCTACTGCTTTGTGACTGGTAACGTGTCCACCGTCTTTGAGTTTGACTCCTGCAATGTCATATAGAGTTCTGGTATCCCTGACTGACCAAAATGGCCAGGGTATAGGATTTGGTTTGTCACTTGTTTGTCTCCAGGCATGTTCCATAACAACACAATCAAAGGAAGCACCGTTACTCCAAACACAGCGACGGTTCCAACAAAACTTATAGAGAATCTCCATACATTCACTAAAAGATGTACGACCATGTTCCCCCATTGCTTCTTCAAGTGCCTCAGGGCTTTGTGTACTCCACCATCGTAACGTATCTTCATTAATACTCCTATTATATATTTCTGTTTGATCCTCTATTGTAGGACGTAGTTCTAACTTTTCAACAACGCCTGAACCTTTAGGATCAAATCGTACGGCACCAATAGTAAGTATAACACAATCAGGTGTTGTGTTCAAACTTTCAATATCTATCATTACATCGTTTGCCATTTCAATCCCATCTTAATAAAAACAATGTTAAATCTTCATCATTACATAACATTATTTCGCTTTGTTCAATATTATCTACCCAACGAGTTCTTTCAATTTCTTCTTGATATCCCGATTTACCTAGAATAGTTAAGCACCAGTTACGAATTTCTTCCGAGTCAACTTCGCCTCTTCCCTTCCAAGATATAGTATGGATGTTTCTTTTACTTCCATAGTAATGTTCTGTTCTATGAGTAAAGGATCTTGTTTCTGTATTGTCTATCATAATTAAGTTTTCCACAATTCGTACATGGTTTTGAATTTGTCATCCCATAGTATGATTGTAACATTTCCTGAGATAAAAAGAAAGTCCCAACCGACACCTCTTTCACCGAAATTTCGTCTACACCACTTTACAATATCTGTTGGATTCTCTTTTTTCTTTTTACAATCATAAACATATTGTATTTTATCACCACGACTCATATAATTATGGTCAATGATTTCATATTGAATTTCATCTTCTCTGATTGGTAATGGTACAAATGTACCTATAGGTTTTGTTATTGCCATTTTAATCCATAATAAGTTGCTAATGATTCTTTGTAAAAATGAAAAAGTACAAAGCTAGGTTTTGCTGGTCCATTAAATCTATCTTGTATACTAGGGTAATATCTAAAATCAAAATCTACTCCCTGCACACAACCAGCAGTACGTAATTGATTGACTAATTCCATAGCTTTTGACGCAGATATTTCTAATCTAAGATTAATCACGATGAAAACTTTATTACAAAAAAAGTAGCTAATTTGTCATCTTCTAATGTTAGAGTCCAAGTACTTGGTTCACTATACCTAGAATAACTCTGACGTTTAGCAATCCATCCCTGCCCACCAATACTATTATGTATGTAGAACATTCTAGGACCTACGTTCTTTATTAGCCATTTCTCCTGTCTTGCAGTTAGACTTCCTGTAAGATTAATAGTTATTGCCATCTCAACAAAAACCATTCGCAATCTTTTTTGTCTCTAAACCAAAACTTAGCATTGTTAACATACCATCTATCGCCGGGCGTCCATACACCGGGTGCGCCCGGCGTGCCGCTGGGTCCAAATGTGTTAACACACCAAGCAATCATTTTGTTCCATTCTTTAGCTGATATTATGGGATCAATCTGATGATAGGGCATGTCATACGCCTGTCCTATGCCGGCATAATTGACACTACGTATTGCGGCCCATCCACCGTTACTACCATACAATCTATTAGTCATTTGTTGTTTCTTAATCATTGATATTTCAATGCAAAGATTATTGCATCTCTTTCTTTTTCAAAACTAAAAATAACTTTTTGAGCATACTGATTGTCAATACTATAAACTCCTTTGGCTTTTTTCCTACACCACAAAAGACAATTAACAATTTTTTCATCAAACTCAAAATAATATGACTCTCCTTGGATGAGTATTGTAATTTGATATTTTAATTTACGGGTAATACTACGTCTTTGTTTGCTATTCATACCCACCTCAGACTAAACCATTCAGCTTCTTGTTTACACTTAAACACAAATGTTCTTCCTCTGGCTATAAAACCCCTCTTACAATTTTTTGTTACCCAATCTTGTATATCAATTGACCGTTCTCTACTTCCTAATGTTAGTAACTCAATAACATACCAGCCGGATTCAACTAACAGTTCTTTCATAACCTCAAAGTCAATCTCATTGTACATTTCTCTAGCTACCTTCTCAGCTATTTCATCTTCTAGTGTCATTATCTTCTCATTAATTGATTAGTAAATTCTAACAACAACTTATGATGCCAACCCCCATGATATTTTCCCTTTAGATATGAATACCCATCATACCAAAATTGTTGACTCTCTGGGTGACAGCCAATTAACCCTATGCGATTCTGATAGATGGCCATACTATCATTATTCGCTTCGTAAGTAGCTACTATTTCAAATTTAGTATCATCACCTACTAATGCACAACCATCATACCAAAACATTTTAGTTGACATCCCGTCCCAATTGACAGGCATGTTTTTTGCATGAGGTCTACGTGTATCAGTTCCGGGTCTTTTCAAGTATTGAACTGCATCAACATCGTGCAACACATTGAGATAATGCTTGCCTGCCCAATATGCACCCATACATATTCCAAGATATCTTCCATCATTGTGAATAAATTCACGTACTCTATCTCCGTTGTTTTTAAACAATGTTTCAAATGAAGCCGCATCTCCCAATCCGCCAGGGACTGCTATCATATCAACATCGTCAAAGAAATTATGTTCCAGTCTGTTTTTTGAAAATAATTTGAAAGTATAATATTTGTCCAATGAACTAATCATCCCGTTGGCACTTTGCACTGAACACTTGGGATCAGCAACAAATAGTGCTATTGTGGGTTTCATTGTTTTTTATCTTCTTTCTTTTCAATAGGAGGAGGGAAGTGCGGTTCAATCACGTAGTGTTGTGCTGTCCACCAACCAAACGCTGATATAAAGCCATATAAAAAAATTTCAATTATCATATTATCCCCATCTTAATTCAAAATGCAATGCGTCACGCTCATCATTGAAGTAGAAATCCATGTAGTCTATAGTAGGATGACTAGTATATCTATCTCCAGGTAATCCAAACTGTTCCACTGCCCATATACAGGTTTCATCCCATCGGTTTATAGAATCACCCTTTTTCCAGGGTATACGGACTTTAGTACCCTGCTTGTTTAAGGGTGTCTCTGATTTGTTTAGTAAGTTCTGGTTCACGATGAAACTTCAATGCCCACTGTTCTGGGTTTATATAATCAATAACCAATTTGACTTGGTCACTAGCTAAGTTGTCTAAAAATTTTGTACCACTTTCACTACAGTATAGCATCCATGGACTTATTTTGCCTGTTGTTATAGCATGACATATTCTATTACTATTACCATAACGTAATATATCATGTGATAGTATATTTTCTTTCCCGCTCAATTCAATACAGTATTCTACACTACGATGTATTGCATCAAATGCATTTTCCACACGAATGTATTCTATTAAAAATTTTGTATAGGATATATCACTAGCCCAGCTGTCAAGTTTAACTCCATCACGCAATAACCAATCAACAAATCTGCTTACATTGATAACATTAGCATTTACACAATAACTTCCAAACTTTATGAATGCAATATAGTATGCACTTCGTATAAAATCTTCATAAGTTTTTACTTTCTTTGATGTGGTATGTTTTGTATAAAATTGTAAAAAACTCTGAAAGCCTATACGATTGCCTTGTTTATCTTTTTCTAACCAACGATGTTTTGTCTCACATATATGAGTTAGTAAAGTTTTTTCTCGTATGAATTTTCTGTGACAGAATTCACAACTATAGTCAACCGTTTCCGTTATCTTTTTCATACTGTTCTATTTCTTCGTTTGTTACTAAAGTAGCCAGTGTTTCAACATCTTCTATTTTCAAATAGGGAAATTTCTTTGCCAAATATACCTTTTTCTTTTGTTCTTCTACAAAGTGTTTGCTAAGTTCATCAAGTGTTGAATCATCTGTTTTAGTATAAATCTTTTTATAATATTCCTTAACATCCTTTTTATTAGGTACTTCTTTCAATTCTCTAGTACCTTTTGATAATTGAGGAACCCATTGATGAAACTGCTTACCTAATCCCGGACTAGACGCACATAACATTTGCCATTGTAGTTTAGGATGTTTTTGTACATACTCATTAAACAAATGTTGATTTGCATGATAGTCTACGCTACGTACATAATATGCTTGCAATCCACCATTTGCTTTTATTTGGCTCATCCAGTGTGTCATCATAAAGGGGACAAATTTCTTTTGCTGTTCATCCGAGAGTCTATCATAATAACCATAGTCTTTTTTATCTAGAGCCGATAGAACTTCAAACAAGTCCAACTCTTGTTTTTCAAATTTTTCTTCTACAGGTGTTTTCTTTGTTGCCATTTTACCAAGACTGTTGATAATCTACTATCTCACAATTACGACTGATTTCTTTTACAAAAAATATACATCTAGGTTTGGGTTCATCATCAATGGGTACACATAGAAACTGCCCATTCTTTAATCGAGGTGCGTACCAAGTTACATCATGGTAAATATCTATGATTTCAATGTCAGGAAAGCTAGGTCTAAATGCACTCAATGGATTAAACTCAAATGCTTTAAAGCCTCTATCATTGATACTTGTTAACGGCAATGTTTCTAAGTCTCCCATCTCAGGCTCACCAATCAATATCTGCCAATCAACCGGCATCTTAATTTGTTTATCACCTATACGTAGTACTAGTGCCGGGCTATTAAAACTTTCTAGGAATATCAAAGGAATATAATGATAGTCAACGTTTTGTGGGTTACTATTATCTAGTATTGCAAAACGCAAATCATCAACTTCCTCTGGTAAAGTTTCTAAGTTGTAATATGTATTGTCTAATGTTAAAATTCTCATGCGTTTATTATATCACTTTCTCATCTGTATGTCAACTTTTCCATGTCAAATGGGTAGTTTGCTTCCTTATAGAAAGTCTTACGTTGGGTCAAATGTCTTTTGGCAAATTTACAGGAGCTTGTGATATCCCAGATTTGGACAAAATCTTTGTCCTCCGCTTTTCTAATACCTCTACCAATGCTTTGGATGACTCTAACAAAACTCTTGCCAGGTTCAATAAGAACAAGGTTGAATATTCGTGGTATATTGATACCAACCGCCGCCACCCCGTAGGTTGCGACAATGATTTTGTTTGTGCTTGTGGCAATTTCATCGTATTCCTCTTTTCTTTCTGTTAACTTAGTATCACCGGATACAAATACGCTGTCAGGTAATCTACTAATCAATTCTTTACCTGCATTAACTCTATCAACTAGTATCAATGTATTGCCACTATCTTTAATTTTTAAAATCAATTCGGCAATAGCATCTAGTCTATTTGTATCCTCAAGCAAATGTTTTAGTTCGCTTTGATAATTTGTAAATTCTACTTCATCTTTTAGTTGTACTATATTTACATGACATTGTGCAAGCACACCCTTTTCTTGCAATTCACTTGCACTAAGTTTGTTAGTTAAGTTGCCTATGCTCACATACAATGCTTGTGCTTCGTACACTGCTTTTGGTATCGTTCCAGTCAATCCCCAACGAATCGGAATATGACTCATTACACCTGTCAATAATTCTTTAAGTACATCAGCCTTAGCCATGTGTACCTCATCAACCATGACACAAACTACACCCTCAATAAATTCTCCGATAGATACTTCTGCTTCACCTGACTTGGTATTCTTTAACATGTTACCAAGACTTTGCCAAGTGCAAATTGTATGTGTCTTACCAAACTCTTTCCTGTCACCAAAGTATACACCAACATCTAATCCTAAATTGATATAGTCAGCTTCTGTTTGCACAACTAAACTCTTGTTAGGTACAATAACAATACTACGACCATAGTTTTCAATACTATAACTTAGTGCCGCAGTCATTAGCGTTTTACCTGCACCCGTTGCTACTTCTTGTATTGATTGTGGATTAGCTAAGAATTCATTTACTACTGTAAGTTGATAGTCCCTAAATACTACAGGTTCTCCTTGTTTAGGATGACCTTTTGGCCAACTACAATGACTAAATGTATCCTCTGCAATCTGGTTAAAGTTAAAAGTAGTACTGTATTCACGTAAATCTTCCAACTCAATGTCATATCCTGCCATGTCAATCAGTGGCAATATTTCCGGCAATAGATTAACATAACTGCTACCACCTAGACTAAAGAAACTGATTTTGCCGTTCCAGCGACCTAGTCGGACACTTGGTAGATATCTCGCACCCGGCTTCTCGTATTCAAATTTCTTCATCAATGCTTTACGTTCAGCTAATTCAAGACCCTCAATCTTTACATTGACTTCATCCTTAACAATTATTTTACATGTTTTCATTTTATATTTACAGGGTTACTGTTTACGCAATTTATAATCTTGGCCACAGTTGAAGGTAAACTAGATCCTCGCATAGAGCCTCCTACAAATATTATCACAGGGTATTTGCATTTACGCAGACTAGGATTTAAATCTTCTGAAAATGAAAACTCTTTGTATTTGATGTTGTGTGTTCTTAATGATTCTCTAATACTTGATGTATAATCTTTACTGAATGTAGTAAAAGATTTTATAAAGACACAATCTGTTTTCAGTTTGACTAACTTTTCTACAATAGAAGTGTCATTGTATTCTATGCTATTCTCTGCTGACAATGCAAATTGTATTTCTTCTTCTGTAAATTTTTCTTTAAATTTTTCTATCACACTATCATCAATAGTAATTCCATACCTAATCAAGTGTGCAATAGTGTGTAGTTCTGTTTCAAATGGTATGTTAGATGTTTGACTAATCAAATTTTCTGATGTAGCAATTAAATAAAAGTTACCATTAATATAAGTGAACGTAGGGTCCCAATACTTATAATTTTTATAAACTTCAACGTCACTTAACAACTTTTTAATTTCATCACAATAGTTAACTTTACCATAATGTTTTTCTAAATCCTTCTTCAAAAGTTTCAATGAAAAGGGGCTAGCCGGAATAGTCCACAACCTTTCTTCTCTATTCCATTTGCCGTTTACGTCCGACTTGCGTAAATCATTGATAAAGTCTTTCTTATAAGGACTGCTCAATACTAATGTACTGTTGTCTAAAATTAAATGTGCCTCAGTAAATTGAGGTAGACTAGGAATCGGCTCTAGTGTCCATGGTAGATTGATTAATGATTCAGATGATATTTCTAATTTTTGTAGTTGTCTAGCATAACGCAAAATGATTTTTTCAAAAAGTGTAGCCTGATTAGTTGTAAGCGGCTTTTTTGCAACAACGTTCATTGATTCTAAGTTACTTAGGAAGCGTTTGTCGTAGGTACCTAAACTGATATTAGATATCAAAAAATAGATTACCTGCTCTTTAGTCTTAGGTTTCACTTTTGTCATTTTGCTATTATATTACTTATTACCATGCGAATGCAAGCATAGTGGTAAAAAGAGGGACATGTAAGTCCCTCTTTACTGCTTAACGAAAGGGTAAATTAAGCAGATTTCATACAAGTACTAACAGTCAAAGCACGCCAATTGCTAGGACTAATCTTTACTAGGTCTGCAATTTTCAGACACATACGCATACTCAACTCACGGAGTTTAGATTGATTCTCAACCATAAAGTCAATAATCATTTCACCCTCATTGTTTTCAAAGTCATAGTCTTTGAACAAACCACCGTCAGCATCACGATGTACCTGCTTGATACGCAACATTTTGTCACGTTCATTGTTGATAGTCAGGTCAAGAAAGTGACAACGACTTTGCAGTGCTTCCAAGTGATCCTGCAACTTTTTGCTTTTCACATTTTCAAACTTCAAGTTTGTAATGAAAATAGCAGTACCGTTAAAGTCAAAACTATCAGGGATACCTTCACGGCGCAACAAACTAGAATCACTGTTCCAGCAAATGCGTCTACGCTTACCTGAATCCAATGCTGCCTTCAGAATGTTCAAACTCAAGTCATCGGCGAATACAGAATCACAATCATCAAACACTAACACATTTTTACGATCCGAAAACTTGTACAATTGTGCATACAAGCCAAGTGCAGTCATAGCACCTTTGACAATTTCAAAACGCACACGTTTGCCTGCAAGTTTGTCAAACATACTTGCTTTTTCCAATTGTGTTTCAACACCGTATGATTTACCAACTCCAGGGGGACCTGACACAATCATAGCACGAATGTCACCATTGATAGCTGCCTTTGACATTTCATCAAGTACCTGAAAACGGGTAGCGATGCGATTCATTGCATCCTCGTCAGATTCTTTAGGTGCAACTACTTTAGCTTCCTTAGTTTTAAATTCAATTGCGTTATTCACTGTTGGATCTCCATTTACAAATTCAATATCTTCAATACCACTAACCTTAACTTTGACATTTTCAATAGCAAAGTCGGGAAAGTGCCCCTCGTTTTTCACTGTCACATAACCACCTTTTGCACCTGTTTGGAAACCCTTAACAAGTGTGAATGTACTGTTCACAACTGGAATGTTGCGATACTCACCAAACTTAACACGAATCATTGATGACATAGAAACCCCTTTCAATCAATCAATACAAGTATTATAGCAGAGAAGCGATTTACTGTCAACTATTAAACTGTTGTTTTTTAGTAACAGTTAAAAACTCGCTGTCTCAAACTCAATACAAGTATTATATAGCCAAAGTGATTTATTGTCAACCTTTTAACAATTGCCATTTTGTAACACTAAAGTATTCAAAATTGTCTAAGTTTCTTCTGCAATATGCTCCCTTAATTTGTAATACTTTTGATGTATTAAAAATATCATCCCATATATGTTTTAAAGGATTGTCTGGTTGTACTTTGATTACAACTCCTGCATTTAACTTGTCATCTTTACACCAATATTCAATTGTTGTGTTTCGTTTTGTTTTCTTAACGATGGTTTGCAAAGGAGTCAGTGATGCCTCAAGTGTCATTACCCTAACTACTTGTTGTTTGTCTAATTTTTTAAAGTTTTGATGAGGATCAACAGAAGAACGTACTTGGTCTAGATTTGTATCATACTCATGGAAGATGGGTAGATAGTATGCCAGTCCTAACATTTGTTCTTTGACTATTGTACCCGGTGCATGAACAAAATGATTTAAATCTTTTTTAAAAGATGAGTATTCAATATCATTCTTCAACTTATGAACCATAATCTTTTTGCTATAGTAATCACGTATTTCTTTGGCTTTTTCTTCATCACTGTTAGTGACCTCTTGAAATAATTCATCTTGTAGCAATTTTCCTATACCAGTTCTGCCGATATCACGCAATCTTTTCCAAGCAACACTTAGTGCTAGAATATCAGTAGGTGTTTCATATACTTCATATTTTTTTACAGACGGATGAATTCCCGACTCAACCAATCCAAAAGATGGATTAAGAGCATACATAGCAGGGCCACTGGGTGATGCTGATATAGATACTGAATTACTTAATCCAATCAAACCTGATAGCTGGCCTTTCAATGATCCTACGCCTGACGTTCCCATATTATTTCTTCCTGTTGTTTGTAAAAATCCACGACCTTTGTATTGATAGGTCATAGTGTAATATCTTCCATACCAGCAGTTCTTAACCTGACGATATGACCCATTTGCCATTGTTTTGCTTCAAGACCTTTAAGTATACCCAACCAACGATTACGTAGTAGTGCAACTTCATTAATAAGTGTTTCAAAGTCGATAACCTCTTCTTCACCATCAACATACTTTTCAGCATCACGACTGGTCAATGCTCTATTATACGCTTCTAAATATTTTTGAAAATGTTTTCGGCGAATTTTCCGTAGTTGAATGTTGAGAAAGTTAAGTACTGCCTCAATTTCCTGTAGTTGATTGAAACGATGTTCAGTGGTACCGGGCAAGGCAGCAATGTTCTTTTCAACATTGCCATGAATTTTAACGTCTTGCTTTGCAGATATTATTTCTATATCATAATGACTTATGAAATCCGGTAATACACTAAGGTCGCTTGTGATCCTAGTGTACCAATTCATGTATTACCAATCTTTATCTTGGTCATCATCATATTCTTCATCTTCCTCATATTCTTCATCTGGAAAATGTTCATCTGTGTATCCTTTTAAAGCGGCTGTTATTTCTTTGTCTTTGAATGCATCTTTGATTTCGTCAATCTCAAAATTATTATCAATCAACAAATTGACCAATGCATCTGCCGCATCACTACGTGAACTAAAATCTAAATGGTCACGCAATACATCCCATACTTCTGATACTATAATTAAACTCATTCTGTAGTGTCTCCTTCCAAAGTTTCATCACTACTTATGCCTTTGACTAATCTATTTGAATACTCAGACATAACTTTATCTAAACAACCATTCTCGTTGCTTTCCCAACCTTTACGAAACATCTTCAAGATTTCTCCGTCATCGGTAGTATATGATAAACGATTACCTTCTTTAGTAAGAAGTTCGTTCTTCTCAAACAAATCAAGCAAACCACTGTATGGATTCATGCCTGTTTCATATGGAATCTTAATCTGTAGTGTCTCAAAAGGTTTAGAATATCGTGTTTTCATAATCTTACATGCGGCACGGATACCTCTTACTTCTGAAACTTTGTTACCATCCTCATCCTCTTTAAGTTTGAGTTTTTTCATAGCAACAAGAATACTACTAGCATACACAAAGCCCTGACCACCTGATACTTTATCATCTGGATCAAACATATCCTGACTTGCGTATGTATGATTAGTTGCAACCATACCAATGTTCAGACTACCGAACATGTTTACAGAGTTACGAACAAGTGCAGCCAATGCTTTAGGCTTACGACCCATGTCACCCTTCATATCACCTGCTTCAAACTGATTCACATCAGTCGGAGTCAATAACATTCCCAAGCTATCAATGACAAACAATACTTTAGGTCTGTCATCTACTGGAAGTGTTTTATAATCAGTCACAAATTTACTGATTGTCTTGGCTACATCATCAATCATAGCCATATTAAGTTTCAATAATTTACTTTCTGAGGTATCAACGCCCAAGGCGTGCAACCATTTCTCATCTAACGCATTTTCCGAATCAATGAGCACCACAAAGATGCCCTGTTGTTGAGCATGACGTACCAAGTTACCAGAACAAATAAAACTTTTCCCAGAACCTGACTCTCCAGCAAATACAGTAACTTTGCCCAATGGTACACCTTTATTAAAATCACCACTAATAAGATAGTTAAGTGCGTAATTTCCTGTGTTAATCCAGTCAGTAGGGTCATTAAATCCAATGCTTAATCCTTCAATGCTTTTTGTTATTTCTTTTCTAAATTTACTTACGTCAAATGGTTTTCCCAATTTCTTCTCCATTCATAATATTTACCTATTTAATAGACCATTAGTAGCAGAATACATACTAAATGGTTGTTTGTCAAGTAAGTCGGGGCATTGTTCTGCCATTCTGTCAAGTTCATAATCACTTGGATAATGTCGCAATGCACCTCTTGCTCGGTCACGAACTATGCTAGGAACTCTGGGAGTTTTACCAGGGTCACATAGTTCTTCTAATAATTTTTTACCTTGCTTTAAAGCACGATATCTTTCGTCCGGTAATGTCATATTTTCCTCCTAAGTAGAATAGGGAACATTGTTCCCTATTTTTTATTAAGCTGCCTTAGACTGTCTAGCACGAATCATTGCTAGAATATCTTGTGCTTTGTCACTACTAGGAGTAGCTTTAGGAATTTCGACCGGCGCTGATGTTGATGCAGGCTCGTCATCCGACCATGGAGCTGACTCTGCTACGGGTGCTGTTGCGGGTGCGCTAGTTCCAGTAGTCGCTTGTGTTGCTGCCGCGGTTGCTCCTGCAGGTGCTTCAAGTCCGTATGGACGATAGTAATTACCCCAACGTTCGTTGTCGTATGGGCGACCATCTACGCTTGCTTCAAACATTTCTTTGATTACACGCAATTCTGCTTCGCTGGGCTTCTTAGGTAAAAAGTCTGCTAAATTAAACAAACCATGACCATCAATAGCTGCCTGCTCTGCTTCTGTAAGTGCAGATTCTTTACGTGCCCAGTTACTGGTTGAGTAATCTGCATAACCACCTTTGCTGGTCTTCTTAATATTGAAGTCCAAACCACGTAGATAGTCAGTTGGCAATTCTTCCATTTCAGGATCCATCAAACTTGATTTGATGATTGTAAAGATTTGTGGGCTAATAACAAATCTACGAATCGGGTTCGCAGGTTGCTTGTCATCACCAATTGGATTTTGACGAACAAAGCCTTGGAATAGATAACTACGTTTCTTCCAATACTTGTTTGCCATTTCTTTCAAACTCTCGTCTTTATACCAAGGGCGAACCTCTGCTAGAATTGGACAGTTATCACCATACATTTCTACGCAAGGTACTTGTACTTGAATTTGTTTTACGTTTGGATCACCCTTAACACCATTGAATGGTAGTTTGATGATTTGACGTTCTACCCAGAAGAATGTGTTAGATGAATTCGCATCTGGTAGAAAGCGAATGGTAGCGATTGTACCTTCATCCATATTCCAGTGGGGGTAGATTGAATTGTCAGATTGCTGGTTGCTTGAACCACTTGACTTGTTTTCTTGTGCCGCGATACGGGCACGAATTTCTGCTAATGATGCCATAATAATATTTCCTTATAAATTGAGATGGTCTCGTTTTTAATATTCGCTGTCTCCCTATGAGACAACTAACACGATGAGCAAGTATAGCAGTACTTTCTCGTCCTGTCAATAGTATTTATGCCTATTAAGGGCAAATAGATTTTTTTATAGTGTTTTTGGTGAAATTACCAACCACCAGATAACTTGGATAGTTGTTTCTCATATGTAGACATTAGAGATTCTTGCATGTTAAATTGTCCACTACTAGCCATTCTAGGATTAGTTCTAGGGAACCCAGGCAACTCAGGTTGAGTTGGTTGTGATATTTTATGTAGTATGCGTTGTACTCTGTCCAAATATTTGTATATATGCTGTGCAGTGATTTCATCCCCGTATATTAATAAGCTACCACCTATGCTTTTGCGTATAACTCTACGGATAGCTTCAATTGGGTATTCACGGAAGTCTGCTGGATATCTACGTTTGTACAATTCCATCATTTCCTTAATTCCGCTTTCTAATTCTTCTGTTGTCCAATCACCGGATGAAGCTGGTTGAGATATAGGTTGAGGCTGTTCTTCATATTTCTTACCCAGGTCTTCTGCCATTCTTTTCTTTTGCATATTAACTCTATCCTCTGGTGATTTGGGGAACTGTACTGTATTGGATTTAAGTTTAGATGCTAAATCCTGTGCTAGTTCTTCATCTGATTTATCAGGAGTATTTGAAACATCATCTGGATTACTCAATTCTAATTCTTCACCGGATACTGGTTCAGGTGGAATTTTGGCTAGGTCGGCTTCGTCTTTATCTTCTACATCTTTCATGTTAGTAGATAGTTGGGCAAGTCTCTGTACATTACCTTTTACTGCTTGTTGTGCATCTGGATTTAAACGTGATACTAAATCAAACAATCTATCAATCATGTCTTGTTGTTCATCTTTAGTTTCTTCCATGTCTTTTAACAATTCTCTTGTCTTTTTCATGGTAGCCCAACTTTGAGTATACATTTCCTCTGACTCTGCTTGTTTATTGCCCAAATCACTAAAAATTATTTCACTTGTACCTTGGATTTGTCTAATCTTTTCATCCAAGTCTTTAAACTTATTACCCCAATCACCCATCTTCTGTGCATTCTTACCCAAACTTTTTTTGAATCGTTCTTCCTTAGCTTCCAATTCTCTTTCGGTATTTTCTAATCTACCCATAACTTTATCAAACAATTGGTCATCTACTGATTGACGTTGGTTTAGTAGAGACAGCGTTGCTTGTACTTTTGCTATCTCTTTATTATCAACTGGTTGTGATTTAATTTTATTAACTCTATCACTTAGTTCTTTAAATTTGTTATCATCTATGCCGGGCTTATTTTCTATTTTAGCCAAATCATCTAGCATAGCTTGAACTTTATCAGCACTTGCTTTTGCAAGTTGTTGTTGTACTTCACCTGCAGGTTTTAATTGAGAACTAAGTTGTTTTAGTCTTTCTATTTCTTGACCAGTATCTTGTGCTTGTCTTTCGTGGTTAGTTAATTCTTGACCCAACTCTTGTATGTTATGTGTTAATTTTTCATTTTCACGTTTTTGTGCATTGATAAGTTTATTTTGGTCTAAGTCCATTTTCTCAGAACTTGCCATTTTGTCTGCAATGTATATTGCTATTGCTTGTTCTGGAGTTCTATCTGGATATTTACGAGTAGCCTGATATTGAATGTCTTGGCTTCTTGCCAATGGCCTATCTTCAATGCGTTCAGCAATGATACTATTAGCCCAAGATTCGAATATCTTTATCTCTTTCATTATTATAGACCTGATAACTTTTTAATTTTCAATAGAGGATCATCACTCTCACCAACTAACTTGCCACGCAAGCCATGTTGTGTTTGCGGTGATGTACCTAAAATTTTACCAGTTGATATATTATCTTCTGCATCCAAGTAATCCCCTGGCTTTCCGGGAGGACCAGCTTCATTTGTTTTTTGTTCTCTGGCTTTTTTCTCGGCTTCTTGTTTGTGTGCAAGATGTTTAACACGTAGTACCATGGCATCCCAATCATCTTGTGTATAACGACCGGCAATTAATCCATCATCTTCATCATCATCTTCTTCTTCAGGATCCATTTGATTATTTGTATCACCTTCGATGATACTATCGGCCCATTCTGCCAACTCATCAACTTCTGCTAGTGTTGTCTCGCTAATGTTTTTACTTAGTTTACCTAATATCGGCATCACACTTTCAATGCGTGGATCTAGGCTAGATTGCATAAACATTTCACTTAAATCTGCACCTTCTTCTTCCATTAATGCAGGTGTGTAACTTTCAAAATATTGAGTATACCCACGTTTACCTGACATCTTGTGTAATGTTTCACGTAAACTAGCATAGTGATTTATACCCTCATTAATTAGTTTTTGTGCTGATTCATTAAATTGTTTATTCTTAGTAGCACGAACAAATCCTGCCATCTTATTATATTCTTCACATAAATTTGTAATATGTTTACCACGTTCATCATAGGGTGTTCCACCTTCACTGATATGTCTTGCATATACACGTGCTAGCCCGGGTTTATTAGTTGGTAACAAGAATCTTTCGCCGTGTGCATTCTCTACAAAAATCTTAGCAATATTACGATAGCGTTGTTCACCTTCTTCTATTTGACGATTATGCTGTAATATAATTTTTGTACTAGGTACGTTATCACTATAGCTTTTCATTTTGCCCATAGGATAATATCCCTCGTTAAGTCCCTCTTGTTTATTATGTTCTCTCTTTGCCATATCGGGCTCCAAATCGTCTTGGTCACTAAGTTGGAATCCTAAGCCTTTATTCTTAGCCCAACGTTTTAAATGTCTTGTTAAGTGGTCCCAAGATTCAGAATCCTCGGAGCTTGCCTTAGGACTGTCTGCGATTTCATCTGTATAATATATAATTAGACGATGTAATCCATCAATTGTTGCTGTGGCTTTTCCGTAACTTTTGCCATCTTTAATAAATTCAAATTGAAATGCATCTGCTTCGTCTGAAATCGCTACTTTTTTTCCAGAACTACCAAACATATCAGGGCGGTATCCCCTACTTTTCAATAGTCCATAAAGTCCGCGGTTCAATGATTCTTGGTTTACTGGCATATTTTTTTATCTCTAATTAATTATTTATCAATTATCCAAAGACAGCGTAAAAGGGCAGTGGCTCTATAATCTCGTCATGGTCACGTATATGCTGGTCTAAATCATAGTTAAAGTCACTAAGTTGCTGTATTATACGTACAACTAGTAACGAACTAGTCACCAAATCATCAGTTTCTCCAATTTTAGCTTGATAGCTACCACCTAGTGCTACGAAATTCTTTAGTTCTGATACTAAACTTCGACTACTAATTGTCATCTTTTTACTCTCTACTAGAGTTTTGAATTTAGCACACGCTGTTAATTTAGACTTATTGGTTGTATTAAATCCACGTTTCTTCTTACCGGGTTCGCTAGTAAAGATTCCCGGTATGTTATGATATCCATATTCATTTAATGATACTAGGGCTGCCTCGCCCACGCCATTGACTTCAACAGAGTAATATATATTATTGGGTTCATTAGTACATTCAACGATGTACTTGTTTATCTGTGAAATTAATTTAATTTGACTAGGGATATCTGTTCTATTATGTTTCCACTCACCTACTTGTGTAGTAGTATTTGCTTCATAGATTTGTATCGCCGCATTGTCACCACCAGTACCTACAGCAGGATCTAATGCTACAATATATATGTTACCTTTT